AGGAATTGTTGACGTTGTATCTGGCGGATTTCCATGCCAGGATATCAGCGCAGCAGGACGAGGCGCAGGAATTGACGGAGAGCGATCCTCAATGTGGAAACACATGGCAAGGATCGTTGGCGAGGTTAGACCCCAATACGTCTTTGTGGAGAACAGCCCAATGCTCACTTCTAGAGGACTTGGAGTTGTCCTTGCAGACCTTTCCACGCTGGGGTTCAATGCAAAATGGGGCGTTGTATCCGCTGCCGACGTTGGTGCAAACCATCAGCGTGAGAGAATCTGGATTAGAGCCGAACAACGAGACTTTCTTTCACACTCCAAATACGACAGGAATGGATGGCGGCAGCAACAGTCGGAAAGCATTAAAGAAAAGACTTTTACCAACACCGGATGCAAGCCAAAGGGGGCCAACGAAAAATTACGATCCAAAAGCAAAATCTCAATCTGGTCGAACACTACAAAGTTATGCAGCAAAATGGCCAACTCCATTGAGCACAGAATACAGAGCCAATCGTCAGACACGGGAAAATCATCACAATGGATTAACCCAAGCGGTATTGGCAACAGAAACTGGTGGGCAATTGAACCCAACGTGGGTAGAGTGGTTGATGGGGTGGCCGCTAGGGTGGACAGACTTAAAGCCATTGGAAATGGACAAGTGCCTTTATGTGCAGCAACAGCATGGGAGTTATTAAAATGAGAAAAGACACAACCGTATCCCTACGGATATCAACAGAGCTACGGGATCAGCTAGAACAAGCCGCAGCAGACGATTGCCGGACTATGGGTGCTCAGGCATTGCACTACATAAAACTCGGTCTAGGAGCGCCTAAAACACGCCCTAAGCCTAAGTCTGAAATATCACGTCCGCATGATATTGCACCCCAAGTATGGCTAGACTTTTTGGAGGTACGCAAAGCCAAGAAGTCACCGTTAACAGAATCAGCTATCAACCAATTACGAGCAGAGGCAGATAAAGCAGGGTGGTCTCTAAACGAGGCTGTAATGGAATGTTGCACAAGAGGATGGGCTGGTTTTAAGGCAGAATGGGTCAACAAGGCTAATAAGCAACAAGTATTAGAGAACACTAACCGACAAGCTGTGGAGGCTTTTATAAATGGTTGATGATGACAAGAAAGAGTTTGCCCAGTTTATGACGGGTATGTTCAGCGTCTACGGGAAAGAGGTTAGCCCTATGATCCTGAGAATTTGGTTTGAGGCGCTAAAGGTCTACGACCTGAAGTCCGTAAAGGATGCAATGGCTCGCCATCTGCTAAACCCTGATAACGGACAATTCCTGCCTAAACCTGCGGACGTTGTAAAACTTATCGGCGGCACGACTACGGACTCAGCCCTGCAAGCCTGGGCACTCGTAGACACGTCCGTTCGATCTGTAGGCACATACCAGAGCGTTAAGTTTGCCGATCCACTTATCCACAAGGTTATACAGGATATGGGTGGATGGGTGCGAATGGGTGAGAAAACGGAAGATGAATGGCCTTTTATCGCTAAGGAGTTTCAGACCCGATACAGGGGTTTAAAGACGCTAGGAGCGCCTGTAGAAGCACCGGAGGTACTAACAGGTCTAACTGCTCAACAGCACGCTCTAGCAGGTTTTAGCTCAGAAGTTAAACCCGTTTTAATTGGATACAAAAATGACACCATCCGCACGCTCGATAGCGCACATGAAGTCCCTCGGTTACATAGTAGCTAATTGCGATCATTACAACTATTTCACCAAGCGTAGGCATGATCTGTACGGCTGTATTGACCTGTTATGTATTGGTAACGGAGAGACTGTAGCTGTACAGGTTACGAGTAAATCAAATATGTCTAGCAGGATTAAGAAGATAGAGGCAAGCGAGGCTTTCCCTGAGATGCTGCGCTCAGGGTGGCGTGTGCTTGTCCAAGGATGGGCGAAGGGTTCTAACGGTAGATACCAAATGAAGGAGTTTGAATTCTAGTTTTGCAGAAAAGTCTATTAGGGAAAGTCCCTATATACACATAAAAACCACAGATTTACAGTTACATCACCTTAACCAAGGAGCTAAACATGAAAACAATAGAACTTTACGATGCTGCACTCTACGCAATTGCCGCTTTTGCCTTTGGCGCACTTTTTGTGTTGGAGCTGCTATGAACCTAGAAACCAATGTCCGCATTGTCCAGGCGTTCTCAGACGGTAAGTATCCGATTCGTGACGCAGAATTCTGGGCTGAACACATGAGCGACAAGTATTTCGTAATGGACTTGCTAAAGACGATCAGCGAGGCTTACTACAGTCCTGATCCTGCAATTGGCGAGATGTTAGACAAGATCGAAGCACATATATACAAGGTGGCAAAATGAAAGCAAATCAACAAGCATTAGAGGCTCTTATAGAGGCATCTAACTTATTCGATAACTACCCAGAATTATTTGAGTGCATCGGTACATATCAAGTAATTCAAGATGCTATTGAGTCACTTCAAAAAGAGGTTACAGCATGAGCGTTTACAACAAACTAATGGAAGCTAGGTTAACCCTGCAAAACACGGCTCTTACAAAGTCCGGTCATAACAAGTTTGCGGGGTACAAATACTTTGAACTTGGTGACTTTATCCCTGCCATTCAAAAAATATTTGCTGACCTTAACTTGTGTGGCGTTATCAGCTACACACAAGACATGGCTACGCTCACTATTATTGACACGGAAGATAATAGCAAAATTGAGATAACTAGCCCTATGTCCTCTGCTGCACTCAAGGGTTGCCACGAGGTACAGAATCTAGGCGCTGTGCAAACCTACATCCGTAGATACCTGTGGGTTACAGCTATGGAGATTGTGGAGCACGATGCTATTGATAGCTCACCAGGAGCAGATGTGGATGTAGCGGTTAAGGCAATCGAATCAGCCGCAGACTTAGATTCACTCAAGGCTCACTTTTCAAGCGCTGTAAAGCTGTTTAAAGGCGATACAGAGGCATTTGCAAAGATCAATGCTGCTAAGGACGCTCGTAAAGCAGAACTATTAGCAAAGGTGGCAGAATGATCGAGCAAGGAAGTCCTGAGTGGTTTGCCTTGCGTGCCGGAAAGGTTACGGCTTCCAAGGTATCGGATGTAATGTCAGCCATTACTACAGCAGGTTACAAGAATTACCTAGCTGACTTAGTGGTAGAGCGCCTGACAGGTAATAAAACCGAGTCGTTTACCAATGCTGCTATGCAATGGGGTGTAGACCAAGAGCCTATCGCACGAGCAGAGTACGAGGTTAAGACGGGTAACTTTGTAGATCAGATAGCTTTTGTAGACCATCCTACTATTGCTAACTTTGGGTGCTCGCCTGACGGTTTGGTAGGAGATGATGGTCTGATTGAGATCAAGTGTCCCAACACAGCTACCCATATAGATTACGTTATGCAGGACAAAGTACCTACAAAGTACATCCCGCAGATTCAATGCCAACTAGCAGTTACAGGTCGGAAATGGTGCGATTTTGTCAGCTTTGACCCACGACTGCCGGATGGTTTACAAATACTAATTGTCCGCTTAAAGAGGGATGACGAGTATATCGAGAAGTTGGAAGCACGAGTAGTTAAGTTTTTAGATGAAGTAAATAGCGCCGTTAACGGCTTAAAGGAAAAAATGAAATGAGTATCGCTTACGAAGTAATGGCTAGTACCGGATCGTACACAGATAAGAATGGTGACGAGAAGCGCCGCTGGATGAAGTGCGGCATTGTTATGAATACTAAGACCGGAGGACTGGCCCTGAAGCTAGAGGCTATTCCTGTAGGCTCAGATGGCTGGTTTAGCTTGTTTGAGCCTAAAGCAAAAGATGAGCAGCCACGCCAGCGCCAGGCAAACATTGCAGACGAAAAGGATGACGTGCCGTTTTGATGGAAAAGTTTTGTAGCAATTGCAATACATATAGGAGAGCAGAAGACGGAGAGTACATCGTCCGCAACAAGGTTAAGAGGTGGAGATGTACGCTCTGTGCTCAACGTAAAAACGTATCACCGTATAGCAAAAAGGAAAAGAAATGAGCCATTGGCTAATCGCAGCAACCGGAGTTGCCTACCTATGGGTATCTGTAGAGCAATTCTATAAAGGGAATGTATCTACCGGAATGGTCTGGGCAGGTTATGCGTTTAGCCAAATTGGTTTGTGGAGGCTTGCATCGTGAGTGAGCCACGTTTGGTAGGTTGGCTAACACCTGACAACATATTCACCCGCCACGAACCGGACGATTTAACAGGATGCAAGGAGGTTAGAGTGCCTAATATTGATTACCCAAGCGTAGCTAACGATATGCAAGTAGGCGGTACACATTACAGAAACAAGATTCAGCCTTGGGATTACATAATCTCACATAACCTAAATTATCTTGAGGGTAATATAATAAAGTACGTAACCAGATATAAGGGTAAACACGGGGTAGAAGATTTACAAAAAGCTAGGCATTATTTAGATAAGTTAATTGAAACCTACACGGAGGAAGAATCGTGGACAAAACAGACAAGGTAAAAGCAGCATTGGAATTTTTACAACTAGGAAACAAACTAGACATAAAGGCAGCTATCAGCATATTGCAATCTGCTCTATATGATGACAATGTATGCGTATCATGTATTAGCCCACGAGAGTGTGAATTTAATGACAGATGCCAAAAGGGAGATAAGCTGCGATGAATGTTCAATATCTACAAGAGCTGTTAGACGGGTGTAGAGACTTCATCGTGATTTTGTGTGATGAATTTGAGCTAGAGTACCCACAAGACTTGTTTTCAGAGATTGCCGTAGCGTTAGGCGAAACAGATGACTAAATCAGAGCAGAAGATGGATGAGGAAAAAAAAGAAAAACAAGAGGTAGTTATGAATTTTGACTACCCATTGTGCTTTGAGTCAGAGGAGGAATACAAATTCTGGAGATCATTGGCTAGGATTTCACCACCAGGCAATGCTAAACATTGCGCTGATTGCACTCCTAACTATAAATACGAAATGATGAAGGCAGGACGGTGCGAAAACCCTGACATTCGGTTCGCTACCATAGATGGGGAGTTGGTCGGGAGATTGCCTTGGAAAGAGTAAAGTTTACCCTTACCGCAGACAGGTCTAGGGTTAAGCACATTATAGACATTTCCCCCGATGGTTGGGTAGTGGAAATACGAGAACCCAGTAGGACACGGGATCAAAACGCTCTGTATTGGGCTACAGTCCACGATATATCGGACAGGGTAAAGATAGACGGTAAGCAGTATTTGCCTATGGTTTGGCATAAGTATTTTAAGGAGCGCTTTCTGCCTGGGCGCATCATCGAGCTACCTTACGGGCACATAATAGAAGCAGAACCTAGTACCGCAGAGTTAACCAAACAAGAATTCTCAGACTATATAGAGAAAGTAATGGAGTTTTATCACACCAACAAGGAGCAATAATGAAAACAGCTTTAGCAATCTTACTGATAGTATCCAGCACAACAACTTACGCTCGGTGCTTTTCTTCTACATTTGTAAACGGCTACAAAGTAACCGTATGCACCACCTGCTGCACACCTGCCGGATGCTCGACTGTATGCCTGTAAAAAACCCAACTTATAACTCTGTCTTGTCCGTGTTATCCACATACGGCAAGGTTAACTCAGAGCTATTGTGCAAGCATACTGGGTTGTCTAAAGGCATGGCATCCTACTATCTGCGGATGATGCAAACAGAAAATGTTGTGTATATCGCAGAGTGGAAGCCTGATAAAAGGAATGTATTTAGAGCTGTTTACTCGTTAGGTAAAGAGATTGACGCCCCCAAGCCTGATAGAAAAGAAGCAACACTTAAACGCAAAGCAGCAAAGCAAGAGTATTTCAAACCTAAAAAATTCATACCACGCAGGGATATTGCAGCGGAATGGATGACACACCTGTAGACAAGAACTCCGAGGCTTGGAGACTAGAGTGTGAGGCTCGCCATGTTTTAAGTCTGAAAGATAAGAAAGCTAGAAACGCTTATTTAGGACGCATAAGAGTAAAACGTGGCGATCAAGCCGCAGATCAACTTGAGGGAGCTGTATATCGTGCCTGGGAACTATCGAAACAAAAAGCTACTTGAGGTTGTGCGAGAATCACCATGCCAAAATTGCGGAGCAGAAGACGGTACGATTTGCGCTGCACATAGCAATTGGTCGGAAGACGGTAAAGGCATGGGGATCAAGGCACACGATTTTAAAATAGCAGCCCTTTGTTTTAGATGCCACTCGGCTTTAGACCAAGGCAAAACCATGAGCAAAGACGAACGTAAACAATTGTGGCAAAATGCACACCAACGAACTATTGCTTGGCTGTTTCTCAACGGGAAGATAAAAGTATGAGTTTGCGTGATCGTCTGGTTAACTGGTCATTTGTTATGCAGAAACCCACAGGGCCACAGCCCGATACGCATTGCCGATCCGCTGAACGGCATTATGTTCCCGTAGCTGGTGCTGTATGGGACGAAGAGCCGGAGGATAAGGTAGAACTAGACGAGCTAGATGCTCAGGTTGTCGAAACCGCTGTATGCAGTCTGAGAGAGGATTTGCGTACTGTTATAAAAGCACGATATATTAGTTTTCCGTACCACAATATCAATCATGTAAGCCACTTCGTACGGATGTCACCAAAAAGGTTTACAAACAACTTAGACGAAGCACACCGCAGATTGTCTAAGAAACTAGGAGAGCACGATGGAAGCGAAACTACTAAACCCTGAGTTTGTCTACACACCAATCGGTACTTGTATTACTAAGCGTTGGCGTGAGCTAGGATGGATTCCCGCAAGCGAAGACCCGCAAGTAATTGCCAAGTGGCAAAAGATACAAGCGTTGTCCAACAGGACTACTTTAGTTTCTTGACCCACTCGTAACAGGCGGCTGCATAAGCGGCTGCCTCGTCTGCCCTGCGGGACTCGTTAAGAAGAAATCCCGAAGCCTGATCTGAAAGTCTTGCGCCGGAGGAGGCGTTAGCAGAATTGCCGGAGGTATCGGATTTGCCGGACACGGAGCAACTATTGGAGGCGTAGCGGTCGTACAGCCCTGAATACTCACTAGCAAGCCGCAGATTGTCAGCAAATAGATCATCGAGCTTCTTTTTGTTTTCAACATGGCTTACCTCTATATCCTGCGCTAGTTTAGCGTTTTGTCTTTCAGTCTCAATCAACTTATCCACAGCTTGACGCAATGCAATATTAGCCTCGTTTTGCATCTTGCCGACAATAGCCTCGTGCTTATTATTCTTGTACTCAGCAGTCAGATACCAACCTGACGCAGAGCCTAGACCAAACGCCAGGACTACGGCTACAACCGTAGAGTTAAGGTTTGTTAGCAGGTTTAATATGTATGTCATCGTATGTAGCAAACCCTATGTATGCCGCTACCACCGCCCCCACGAATCCATAGAACGGTAGAGCAATCTGTCCCAAAGTAGCGGACTCAGTAGCCAAGATCAGCAAGGGAAAGAATAGCCCACCCAACATAGATAGCCACGCCATCTTGCGTCTATTCTTCCACCTATCGGTATCCGGCAAGGTCAATTCCTGCGTATCTTGCATTTCCCGCCATCCTGTTAATCCAGCCTTTGCCGAAATGAGGCCATTCCGTACAAATAGTGTAAAACGCCAATCTTTCTGCCATCATGTCACAAACGGTTTTAACGACATTAGAGGCGTTTGTTTTGGAAATGGTCTCATTACCTATAGAACCGTCTACAACAGCTCCTACAGACTCCTGAAGCCATTTAGCGGCATATCCTGCGCCGTGGTTAACACAGCCATCAAAAACTTGGAAGGCAATGGGGAAAGGCATCTCCCCGCAACGGTTAGCATCCCAAAACGCACGTTTGTAAATAACTATCGCTTCGTTCCGATTCATAGTTTTCATGTCTCCATGAAAGCCATTAGCCCGAGCTGTAGCAATAGTTACACCCCAGTTGGTCTCACCGCCCCTGTCGTGCTCTAGGTTGGCATAACCACCCTCATGCCCTAGAACACGCTCGACTGCTATGTCAAAACTCATTTTTTCTTACGCTTCCATTTAACAAAGTCTGCACCCTCAAACGGACACCAAAACACTTTAACCATGTCTGGATGGTCTTGGGGAAGATCAGGGTTAATAACTGTCATACAAGCAGGGGAGAGGGACTGATCCCTAAACCCACGCTCTTTAGCGTAGCTGTCGTAAATCTTGTAGGAGGCTACTTGGATAGCGTGGCAGACTTTACCTGTGGACGGGTCTTTTAGGACACCGTAACCGGAGGTATGTTTATGCCCTGAGATCATAATGTGGTCACGTTGCCCCATCTGTGCGGCTTTCATTTGACCGTGTGCGGGATTCCATTGTGAGTGTCCGGCAAAATCGTGCCGAGCATTTACAATAATTTCCCGCTTGTTAGGAAAGCGTAGACCTACCCGACACTCGCTAGACTGATACAGGGTATTAGATTGTCGTGAAATCCACTTAATAGGGTCGCTAGAGCCTGACCAAGCGTCATGGTTTCCACCAATCATGTAGAGCCATCGAGTACGCTGTATAAACCACTCAGCTAGTTTCCACGCCTGATCTGCGGAGGTACTTTGGTTGGCATACAAACGGGCCAAACGACCTACCCAGTTGTTTGTGGTATCGCCTACGTTAGCGCCCCAAATGCCCTCTTGGTGTGTAAGATCACCGTGAGCACGAATAGCCATCAAGTCCGTACCGTCATCGTCTACATGAGGGTCTCCAAAGTGGAGAATCCCGATTACGCCTGGAATATGAATCTTGACAGGAATTAACTTGGTAGCCTCTTGGTGCTTCTTTTTCTTGTCAAACTGTTTGATCCGATGCTCGACTAATTCCTCTATGTCAATATCATCTTCAGGAATTTCTGCAACGGTAAATTCTCGTTTTGTTGGGACATTATCCCCAAATCGGAGTTTATAAGCCTGAACCCTATGGTTTAAAGTTGTTACAGGAATACCCAAGCTATCTGCCGCTGCTTGTTTTGTACCTGCGTCTATAAAAGCGTTCCATGCTTGGATTGCTAGACTATCACTTAATGGAGGACTTGCCATTTAAACCTCTTAGGTTTTTAGATTACCTAGCTCGGTAATCTTTTCTATCATCCCTTTTGGAATGAAGATAAGATTGGCGCAATCCTCGGGAAACCAAGTTTGTGCAAGCATTACGCCTTTCTTATTCTGCTTAACCAAAAAGCCTGTAGACCAACAAGGCTCTGCGGTAATTTCTGTGTTTTCACCAAACATCCACCCGTCTAGGTGGTATGCGTCCACCCATTGCACTATCACAAGTTTGGGACTTTTCATTTAGTTTCCTAATGAGGTTTAAAACGCTCGTATGCCGCAATAATTAGAGTACCCAATCCTGCTATCCATAAAATAGGTTTAGCAATCTTGGCAATCCAATCGAGAACTTGAAACGCACCCTTAGCTGCTCCAAAGGCGCTTACAACTTCTGCGGTACTCTAGTTTAACCTATCTACTTTTACTTCTACAGCTACCAGACGGTCGTATATCTCTCGGTGTGTGACATCGTGATCCATGTTGCGCTCGCAAGAAAAACCCGCCGTAGCGGGTATTTATAACACAGTTTTATTGAACTTGATTAACTATTGGAGCAACATAATCAGGATCATGCGCCCACTCTACATTAGGTAGAGCAGCTAATTCATCTACAGTTGTGCAAGCATTGATAGCAGTTACTTGGTTAGCCGCTTGGTCACGAATTTGCTGTCTCCAGGCAGACCAATCAGCAGCTACAGCCACACCAGTCTCATAGGCTTTTACAGCCATCCAATCGCTAGGCAATAGTAGGCTATATGCTTGTGAGTTTACTACGCTTACAGCCTGTTTTAAGCACTCTACTAGGTCTTTTGGCGTGGCGGTATAGTTAACCTTTACCACACCGCCATCTACTACAGGAGCGTCTTCCGATACCCAGTAATACTTATCGTCTGCACGCTGACCGTAGATAACGTCCACAATACCTAGCTTTGCCTTTTCCTGTGGAGTAGAAAGGTTAAGCCAATTACTAGGGTATTGCGTACCATCTAGATCAAACGCTGTGTTTTCAGGGAGAAACTTAACAAATTGGTTATTTTTTACGATTGCAAACATTATTACCTCGCTAAAGAATTCTTGAAAGGCGATTCTGCGAACGCCGCATATATGTATGTGCCGCCATTAGCGTTAAAAGATGGATAAGACCCGTTTCTTAACTTAAATCCATTAGATAAAAAATCTTGAACAGGAGAGTCGTTTGATTCTGCGGCAGAACTATTTGGACTTAAATCTAATCCAACAACATTATATGTATCCCGTGAAGAATCGTTGATGTACCAAAGCCCTGTAGAGTCAGTCCTTTTTATCATCACAAACTTTGGTCTAAAACCAACGTACACAAACGGTCCATCGTTTGAGCCATTCCCCGTATAGCTACCAAATGCGCTGTATC